CGGATCAGCGCTACTTTGTTGAGGATGCTTTGGCATTCAAGGCAACTGAGCGTTTTGCTTTCTCCGCTTTCGACATCGGCAACGTCAATGCCACGGCATCCAGCCGTGTCCCTGGCTCGCTTATCGTTGGAGCATCCGCAGCTACATAAGCCTAGCGGTTTCTATCTCAAGCCCTCGGCAGACGTGCCGGGGGTTTTCTTTTATGTGGGATAGTGAAAGTATGATGACACGAGCCGAAGCGATAGCGCAGGTATCACTTTTTGTGGATGCCCAGTCCTATCCGCAGATGTCCACAACCGACATAGGGAGCATCCTTGATTCTTTCTCACGGTTCACCACTTGGGCAGTATCTACCACCTATGCTGTCGGTGACCGTGTAGTGCCTACAACGCCCAACGGCAGGGTTTACGAGTGCCGCGTGGCTGGAACATCAGGCACGACACAACCATCTTTTCCGGCTTACACGGCGTACCATTTCAAGGGCTACAGCCTCGAAGACGGCACCAGCAACCCTACCCTTGCTTGGGTAGACCAAGGGCCGATCAATGTAGAGCGCTACGATGTCAGGACCGCAACCCGCCAAGCATGGATGATAAAGGCCAGCCGTTGCGCTTCAGACATCGATGCTAAGGAAGGCACTAGCGATGTGAAGCTCTCCCAACTCAAAGCCCACTGCCTAAGCATGGCGGAGCGATATAGACCGTTGGTGTTCGCATGAGCCCGATACTCCGCGCAACATTGAGCGCTGGCATGGTACGCAACCTGTGCCAAGACCGAGTAGAAATACATCGCTTCACCTTGACTGAAGACGGCAGGGGCGGTGTTACTGAGACATGGCGCAAGGTAGCCGAGTACAACGCTAGGCTAACCAACCAAAGCGACACAGAGAGCATCGTAGGTGGTGGCATCCAATCATCTGCACAGTGGACGCTGATAGTTGCTGTCGGTGCTGACGTCATGCCGCAGGATAGGGTTTACCGGGTGGGTGATGATGCCCGATACTACGATGTCATCGGGACAGACTTTGGACAGACAGAATTACTTGTACAGCACGTAGGGCTGGTGGAGCGTACATCATGACAGCATCGGAATGGACTACGATAGGCATCAGCGTTTCGGGTGCTGTTATCTCCTTACTGGTTTACATCATTCAGTTTCTCCACCGTATGGACAAGCGCGGGGCGGTAGACACTGCAACGATCAAAGACCACGGGCATCGTATCGGTAGGCTGGAAACTGCAACCGGTGAACTGAAAACGCAGGTTACAAAGTTGGAGGCGAAGCAATGAACAGCATTTCAATCAAGCGTTTAGTGGTCGTTGTGATCGTGGCTTTTACAGCTGCATTCACTTCCGTGTTCGGTGATGGGGTCCGCACATCCGAAGCACACGACCTCGCCGAGCTGGGCGCAGTGCTTGCACTCTACGGGAGCAAGGCGGTAGCGGCGGGTGTCTCCGCTGCGGTGAGTTCTGTGCTTGCTTTCTTGACGATGCCGTTCAAGGGTGTGCAGGCGAACAGCCTGAAGGTGGGCAAATGAACCTGCAAAACTTCTACATACAAAAGGAACCAGCACCGTCTACAGACTGGCGTGTCTTTGGTGACATTTACGACAACGCTGGAAACCTTTTAGGCACATTTGGTGAAGATGGAACATCAGTCAATGTCTGGTGGGTCACGCAGGATGACGAGTTTCAATCGTCTATCGTCTACCAGTTTGCGAGCATAATGGCGCAGCAGATTGCATCGGGGGCTGCTGAATAATGGCAACCTATTATGTCTCAACATCCACTGGCAACAATGGCAACAACGGAACATCACCGTCAACACCTTGGGCCACTCTTACCTATGCGCTTGGTGGTTCCACTGCTGTTACTTCTGGCGACACAATCTATGTGGCTCCCGGTGTTTATCGTGAGAATGTCGTAGTCTCTATAACAAGCCCTAGTGCAAATACTAAAATCATCGGTTCTACTGATGGAACCCTGTTTACAACTGTCCCTGTGGGATATGTGCGTATTACAGCGGCATCATCAGACAATGGCTCGTTTAGTGGACAGACTCTAACAGGCACAAGCAAGAACTACATCTGGCTTGAGAATCTTTTGTTTGAAGGTTCGGTGCAGTTGCTAACATCGGCAAACATGACGATTACGAACTGTAGTTTTTATGGGCCTTTGTACATAACCTCCCCAAGCGGTTTGGCATCAAATGCAACCATTACAAAATGTATTTTTGTATATCAAGGTGTTCCTGCTGGACAGGGAATGTCTCTACGCATTGACGGCACAGGGACAGTGGTAGCAAGTGGAAACGTTGTCAAGTCATGTTTGATTCACCATTATGGCGGTGGCTCAACAGCTGCAATGGTCTACTTTTCTGGAAGCACTGGCACACTACTTTATAACTGCTCATTCTTTGGGTCATCACAAAGAGGTATATGGACAGTTAGTGCAAACGTTGCCGAAATATACAACTCTTTGTTCTGCGGTTATTTTTCTGTCGCAGCATTAGGCGCAAACGGTACAGGGCAACTAATCAGCAATTACAACAGATTTATTGTTTCTGGAACAGTAGCAAGTAATACAACAGTAGGTGCAAACAGCATCACATCATCTGCATCTATCGGTCTCGACTTTGGCAGCGCATATCAATTTGGATTACCGGCTCTTCAACCGATGGGTAGTTTTGCATCATCGCCTAATACAGCCGTAGGCACAGCCACTGGCGCATTGGCTGTTGATACATTCAACACAGCGTGGTCAGGAGCAACTCCAGATGCTGGCGGTGCTACTTATGCACCAATCGGCTCCACATCGTTCTACTTCCCATCGGAGCGCAACGCGTCAGCCATCACAATCGCTCCAGCAAGCACATCACAAAGCATCGAACTCTACCTCGGTGCTACAGGCTTGACGTTCAGCACGACTGGTCTAGCGGCTTACTACGTCCGCAACCAGAGCGCTCCGGTGGCTATAACGCTGGTAACGCAGACACCTACAGGCGCGTGGTCATCTGGTGGCTTTGCTGAGATAAGCTCCTCCCTCGTGCCGGGCGTGTATCGGCTCGATGTGCCTAACGCAGCTTTCGCCGCTGGCGCATCAGATGTTACGATTGTCGTTAGAGGTGCTTCTGGTACAAATGGAGCAGTTTTGACCGTTACACTTTCAAGTGGTGGATTGACGGCAGCGCAGACAGCCGCAGCGGTGTGGGATGAGGCAAGGGCAAGTCATACGACAGCCGGTACATTCGGGCAGTACGTCAACGCTGAGTTGGTCACCCCGGTAACATCTGCCGCGCTGGTTCGTATGGGGCCTTTTGAGGTACGGGCTGATGGCTTGGGGGCAAGTGGTCCACTTGACATCCAGAAGGGCGCACAGCACGGCGTAGACATCCAGTGTGTAGACAACAACGGTGCCGGGATTGACATCACGAGTGCCACGGTTACGGCTAAGGTCTACAACTCCGGTGCTACGCTGGTTGACACGTACGCTTGTACGGCAACCTATGCAGCTGATGGACGGGCAACATTCACGATTGACACCACGGTTACCAACGTGCCGGGGACTTACACGACAACGATTACACGAACCACCGGGGCATCTGATACCCAGATATTCGGCCCACTCCGCATCTATGTAAGGGACATCTGATGGCACTAATCTTTGATCTAACCGAAGACCCTCAGCAGGTCGTGCAAGTCTCCGCATGGGTCGGTGACTGGCACAGTTACGTGGTGCGCTTGGTTGATGAACTGGGCAGCCCTGTAGACATTACGACCGGTACGCTTGGTGCTACCTTTACTAACATCCAGACCGGGGCTACCTATACCTTCCCATCCGGTTCGGTGACCTTGACCAAGCAGTACAGCGCACAGGGCATACTTAGCGTTCTGAACCCTGCGGCTTACCCGACAGCGGCAAACATCCGGCTTACCGTATCCTTCACGGTATCAACCACGGTACGCAGGTTCGGCCCTCTAGAGATTGAGGTACTGGCACCGTGATAAAGATGAGCTTCAGCCTGAAGAAAGTAAGGCTTGATTCTTATCAGAAGAATCTACGCCAACTTTCACAGGTTGTCGGCAAGGCGGCGGCTGGTATTGAAGGTGAAGCCAAGTCTAGTATTTTGAAAAGCTCCGGCAAGTACAAGCAATACGGCGATCACTGGTCAAGCCCTCCAGGCTCACCGCCTAACAACGACACCGGTAATCTTGCTAACAGCATCGGGCATCGAATGACAGGCGCAACATCTGCGGAAGTATTTGTAAGCGCAAAGTACGGCGTACCGCTGGAACTTGGTTGGATAGCGAAGTCTGGCAACCACGTACCGGCAAGGCCTTTCCTGCGTCCCGCTGTGGAATATGTAGCCCCGTCTTTTCAAGCGGCTTGTAAGGTCATCCTGAAGGGTGGTAAGTAATGGCATTTGAACCAGCGGTGATTGAGCAGTGGATCTACGAAACTCTAACCGGCGATACTACGCTTATGGGTTTGCTTGCTCCTGACAATAGACCTAATGGTTTCCAGATGGGCGTGTATAACACCATAGCCCCGCAGACAGACCCTATCAGCCGCAAGCAACCGATCACTCCCTACATTGTCTTTGACCGTGCAGGTAACGCAGGGCAAGACCAAGACGTGCTGTGCGGTAGCCGGGTGTTCACATACCCGACCTACAGAATCACCGTGTGGGATACTGCAAGTGGTGCGGTAAGCATGAATCAGTCCGCTGCTATCATGTCCCGCGTAGACACATTGCTAGACAATATCCACGTTTCGAGTACCACTCCAAGGTTCTACAGCCGGAGGGAATCAACAGCTCAGACGTTTGGTTTGGAGAGTGGTGGTCGGACTGACTTTGGAGTGACGGCGGTGTATCGTTTTGTCACGCAACAGTAGGAGTAAATTATGCCTTTTACAAGAACAAGTGCGCTTATCGGTGAGAACTGCGTTGTCACGGTTGCTTTCGGTGGATACCAAGACGGCACGCCCTCAGCCTTTACCGCTGAGACTTATACCTGTATTGCTCGCTCGGTGCGCTTTAGTTCATCTGTCAATACCGTGGATGTTAGTGCACTCTGCGATACTCAGAACAAAGCACAGGTCACCAAGGCTAACGGATCCGTTGAAGTAGAGTTCTTGGTTGATTCCGTTGTAAACCCTATCTTCTTTGGTAAAGACGGTTACTACTGCCAGATTGTAGTTACACCCGGAACCCTTACCGCTAAGACCTTTGTAGGCGTTGTAACCGGTACTGGTCTCAACATCGCAAACGAGGAGGCTTTGACCGAGTCGGCAACCATTACCCTTGGAGCGAATGGCGTGACTACTGCTTGGTCGTAGTACACTAAGCCATGGCACTTCAATCCCTAAAACAAATCCCTAAAGACACGGACAAGGGTCTACTTACCGTAGACCTGTCCGATGTCGCTGGTGACGGCGCAGAACTCCGCTTCCGTGAACCGAAGGCGGCAGACCTCTTCCCTGATGCAAAAGAACTTGGATCACTGCGTGTAGCATTTGCCGAGTTTCCCGAAGCAATGCTTTACCAGATCTACTTGCTGGGTCGTTGCTATGTGGCAGACCCTACTGATAGCTCAGATGAATCACCACTACGGGCATTCGGTAATCTGGCACGTACAAGCAAACAGACGTTCTTTCGTATCCTTGGTGAGTTCATTTCTTGGTATCCAACAGATGACCTACAGGGTCGGGTAAAAGAAGCAAAAAACGACTCAGAGGTGTAGCCGGTCAGGTTGCCTACTACACCGTTAAGTATCTCAACCGGCACCCTTCAGAGACCGACCTAACCCTTGACCAGATAGCCGAGGTGGCTATGATCGGGCAAGAGATAGAAAAGCAACAGGTCGAAATGTTGGGTGCGTTGTTTGGAGGCAGGTAATGACAGTCGCGGAACTTACAGCCAAGATATCGGTAGTTGGTGAAGCCGCCGCTGTTCGTGCCTTGAGCCGGGTAGGCCAGTCGGCTAAAAGTGTAGGTGAAGCAATCCGCACTGCGGCAGATGCCACCCGGTTATTTGAGTTGGCACAAAACTCTTTCGCTGCCGTAACCGGGGTACAAGCTGCAATGGCTTATGACTCACAGGTTCGTGGTTTGGCTGCATATGCGAAGAATGCAGAAGAACTTCAAACGCAACTAGGTAGACTCAAAGAGATAGCAAAACTCCCCGGATTGGGGCTTACAGAGGTTCGTGCGGGCGTTCTCAACCTTGAAGCCGCAGGGTTATCTGCTCAAACATCCGAGCGGGCATTGATGGCTTTTGGCAATGCGCTTGCATTGGTTGGCAAAGGCAAATCAGAACTGGACGGGGTCATCCTTGCCCTTGGTCAGATAGCCAGCAAGGGAGCAATATCAGCTGAAGAAATCAACCAGATAGCCGAACGGGTTCCGCAGATCCGGCAGGTCTTGGTTTCAGCCTTTGGTACTGCATCCACGGAAGCTATTCAAAAGATGGGGCTATCAGCCGACGTTGCCATCGGCAAGATTATTGCAGGGCTTGAGCAACTACCAAAGGCAACCAGTTCTGCATTGACTACGTTTGAGAATCTACAGGATGCGCTAGAGCAAGCCTTTTTACCGATTGGCCGTGGCATCCTTGACATCTTCAGTAGTGCCGAAGGCGGCACCATGCGGCTCATTGAACGGGTTGCAGAGATGGGCAGACAGATTGGTGAAGTGTTTTCAGCCATTGGTAAGAGTGGTGTTATCCAAGACTTTCTAAACCGGGTTATTGGTGCATTCGGTCCCGGTGGTAACTTCCAACAGGCAATGATCAATGTTGCTGCAAACCTACTGGCATTCTTTGCACAACTGCCAAGGATACTTCAAGAGCTTGGACCTGCCATCATGACGTTCTTTGGCGACATTGGTTACAACATCAAAGCATTCTTTAAGAATACGTTTGGAGACTTGGAAACTAACATCGGCGAAATGGCTGCAACTATACAGAAGCAGATCGAAGACGTACTTAAAAATCTATCGCAATTTAAGATATTCAATGTCCCTGTTGTTGAAGGACCAACATCTGGTATTGCTGGTTTCGGTGGACCGCAAGCATTGCAACCACCGGAGACAAAACGCCCTGTGTATCCATACCGGACGCCACGATTCCCAATGCCTGCGGCTGGGGCTGTCCCTGACTTGGCGGCTGAGTACGGTCGTGCAATACGTGAGATGTTAGGTCCGCAGGGTTTACCGGGTGGCATGATTTACGGTGGTGCTCAAGGTACCGGTGGTGGTTTAGGTGGACCGTCAATCGCTGACAACATTGGCAGGATTGCAGATAATACCAAGACAGCGGCTGATGCTCTTACCCTACGCCGTGAGACGCTCGGTGGTGGGCAACTTGGGCAGATGGGCGTTACGGCTGCAGAGATGGCTGTAGGTGGTGGTGGTGGTATCCGGATGGGTGATTTCATGGGCGGTGGTAACCGTGGCTTGATACCTGCCGGTACTGAACTAGAGCGAGCAGTCCGATCTGTCATCCGTGATGAAGCAAGGCGCAACG